GAGCCAAGGTTATTAACATGCTCCAGGATGGCAAAGCCGCCATGGAAGCCATGAAAGCCGAAGCCGATAGTTTGGGCCTAGTGATGTCGGGCGCGCTTATCCAGGGCGTGGAGGATGCCAATGACGCGATTTTACGTTTGACCAGCTACCTGGGGAATGTGTTTCACCGTGTGGTTGCTTCCCTGGCTCCAATTATTACCGAAGCGACCGACGCTTTGCGTAATTTTGTCCAAATGAAAATTGATGATTCTGGTGGTATCGCTCAGTTTTCGCGTGACATTGCCGTAAATATTGTTCAAGCCACCAAAGCAATCGTTTCATCATTTGCAGCGATCAGTAATTCAGTTATCAGCCTATCCAATAAACTGGGCGGCGTTTCGCACGCATATGAAAAAATGTTCGGCGATAAAAAAACGACGTCGAAAGCTTTAAAAGAAATAAAAGATTATGACGATTTAATTTTAGACGCCAGTAGGAGTTTAAATGAATTTGAAGGCTCTACATTAGCAAGTGCAAACAAATCCATTTTGGGTTATCAGATGCAAAAAGAAGCACTGCAAGAATTAATCGACACTGGCCAAACTTTAGGCGCCCCTAAAGATATCGAACTGTTTAAAGTTAAGCCCACTATTAAATTGCTGGACCAGTTAGAAGCAAAGATGTTAAAGATAACTACCGACAATATAAGTGGTGATGTGACCACAACGGATTCAACATTAGTCGATCTAACCCCAAAACCTACCGCTGACAAACACGCGCGGGAATACGAACAAGCCTTAGATCATGATCGACGAATGGTTGAATTTCGCAAAAAAATTGCTGCGCGTGAAGAAATGGAACGAAATAAATCGATTGAGTTAACGCATCAATATTTAGCCAAACAATCAGCGATCCAAAAAGCTGCAAAGCAAAAAGATTTTGGTGATCTAAAAGAGGAATACAAAAACACTTTAGGAGCGTTGAGTGGCAGCTATAAAGCGGCTTTTGATTTAAATAAATCATATGCATTAAAAGATGCTTTGATTAATACCTATAAATCAGTGTCAACAGCCCTGGCTTCTTCACCTTTTCCATTAAACTTGGGCTTTGCTGCAATTGCTTTAGCTAACGGCATGGCTCAAGTGCAATCGATTCGCTCCACTCAATTCCGTGCAAATGGTGGACCCACTAGCGCTGGAAGCCCATATATTGTGGGGGAGCGGGGCCGGGAGCTTTTCGTGCCAAATACGGCAGGAACTATTGTCTCTAATGATCAAATGGGTGGGGGCAATTTCACTATCAATATTAGCGCAAATGACACCGCTGGCTTTGATGAATTATTGACCAAACGGCGCGGTACGTTAATGAATATTATCAATCAGTCATTAAATGAGCGCGGGAGGCCGGCACTAGCATGAGTTACCCAACAACCCCAAAGTTTAACGCTATAAATCTACAATCGGAAAGCCCTACTTTATTTTCTGAGACAGTCAGCGGCCGGATGCAAAGCCGCAAGATTGGTGGTCAAAAGTGGACATTTACCGCAACCTATCCACCATTAACCAGGAGCGAATTTAACCCGGTGTTTGCTTATGTCGTGGCCCTAGAAGGGCGTCATGGCGTTTTCACGGTAACACCAACAGAAATAAGCACTAGCAGCGGCAACCCCAGTGGCACGGTGACGTGTGCAGCGGCAGCCCTGGGCGCTAAGTCGGTCACAATTTCGGGGCTTACAGGTGCCCTAAAAGCCGGTGACGTGGTTAAATTCTCAGGCCATGACAAAGTTTATATGCTGACCGCCGACCGCTCTGGCAATGGTGCAATGGCCTTTACGCCGGCATTAATAACAGCCGTCACAACGTCGGATACAGTCATTTATGAAAACGTGCCATTTACGGTTCGCCTGGCGAATGATGTGCAAGGGTATCAATTCGGCGCGGGTAATTTCTTTAAATACGAAGTCGATTTTGTGGAGGCGCTATCTTGAGCAGACCCATAAATTCCGCAACGATTGCCGAACTAGCCAAAGATTCGTTTATAACGGCGCACCTGGTTAAAATTGATTTTGATACCGCTGTTTTTATAACCGAGTGCCCACAAGATTTGGTTTATTCTGGCGATACTTACAATTCTAGCAGCGCATTAAAAGGAATATCCAGCGTCACGGAAACGTCGGAAGTTCAAGTGGGCGCGGTGAGTGTTACTTTATCGGGTGTTAGCCAGGAATATATCAGCATTTTATTAAGCCAGGCTTATATTGATCGCCAGATTACGATTAACCGGGTTTTATTAACAGACAGTTATTCAATTATTGGCGCACCAATATTAATTTATGACGGTAGAATTCAAAGTTTTTCTATTTCAGATAATGACGATACTAGCACCATTGTAATTTCGGCCAGTTCTCATTGGGCTGATTTTGACAAAAAAGCCGGACGCCGGACCAACCATAATTCGCAGCAAATTTACTTCCCTGGTGATTTAGGATTTGAATTTGCACCTAATACCGTAAAGGATTTGAAATGGGGGCGCGCATAAATGGGTTGGTTTAGCGATTTTTTCAGCGACCCGATAGGCACGACTATTGGAACTATTGGCAAAATAGGGCAATCTATAATCGACTTTACGGTTGACGCTATAGGCGAAGTGGTTTCCTGGTTTGTAGAGATCCCAGATTATGATGATCTCGCCGCGCAGTATGCTGGGGTATTGGTCAATAAACAGTCAAATATTGCAAGTTTACCAGTAATATATGGCCAGCGAAAAGTCGGTGGAACCAGGGTCTTTATTGGTAGCAGCGGCGCAGATAATATTTATTTATACATGGTCCTGGCGTTAAGCGAGGGCGAAATCCATTCAATTGGTGATGTGTATATTAACGACGTTTTAAGCACGGATTCTAAATATTCTGGCCTAATTACAATTAACAAATACACTGGGACAGATGGCCAGGCGGCAGATGCTACCCTGGTTAATGCAAACATTGGCTGGACCAGCGCGCACAAACTGAGTGGTGTTGCTTATTTGGCCATACGCTTCAAATGGGACCAGGACGCGTTTGGCAGCATTCCAACCGTCCATGCAGTGGTGCAAGGCAAAAAGGTTTACGACAGCCGTACCAGCGCCACAGCAAGCGTGGCCAACAGTTCAAACCCGGCCTTGTGTTTGCGGGATTATTTGACCAATTCACGCTATGGCAAAGGATTGGCAGCGGGGTTTATTGACGATACTTTATTTAATACGGCAGCTAACAAGTGTGACGCCCTGGTGACTTCTTATACGGGCAGTTCAAACCAAAAGATTTTTACTTGTAACGCGGTCATAAATACTGGCCAAAGCCTAATTGATAACGTCAAAGTTATTTTATCCTCAATGCGCGGCATTATGCCCTATAGCCAGGGCAAATATGGATTGGTCATTGAGGACCAGGGAAGCGCCACATTTGCGTTTGACGAGTCGCACATTATCGGCGGCATATCTATTCGCAGCGAATCCAAAAAGACGAAGTTTAATAGAATCGTTGCCACCTTCCCGGACCCATCGGCGAACTGGCAGCTAAACCAAATCGAATACCCAATTGCCGGGAGCGCAGAAGAATCAGGTTATTTGGCAGAGGATGGCGGCATTGAATTGGTCAAAAATATGGACCTACCTTGCACGACCAATATTTACAGCGCCCAGGACATTGCAGAGATTGCTTTAAAGCGTTCTCGAAATGCGCTAAGTGTAACTTTTAACAGCACAAGCGAAGCCTTAAATTGCTCTGTATCAGACATTGTAAGCGTCACCAATTCGACGCCAGGGTGGACCGCCAAAGCCTTTAGATTGCAAAAATTGACGCTTAATCCAGACGGCACGGTGGCGGTATCATTAATAGAACACCAGGATTCAATTTACCCGTGGTCCGCAAAAACGCAAGCGGATAATATCCCGGACACTAATTTACCCGACCCGTTTTTGGTGGCGTCGCCATTGCCGACCGGGGTATCAGAAGAATTATATATAACCGTTAATTCAAAGGGCACGCAAAGCAGGGCGATATTTTCCTGGGCAGCGCCAAACGATGCGTTTGTGGTTAATTATGAAGCCGAATACAAAGCGAACGGCGCGTCGATTTATACGTTTATAACAACGACCAGCGCATTAAAAGCCAATGTTGATGATATACCGCCAGGGCAATATGATTTTAGAGCTAGGTCTATCAACTCCCTGGGCGCAAAATCTGAATGGGCCTATTTAAATAACAAGACAATATCAGGATTAACGGCCGTCCCTGGTGACGTTAATAACTTCTCAATTCGTGCCTTGGATGGTCAATGCCATCTAACCTGGTCCCGAATTACAGACCTGGACGTGATTAATGGCGGTTATGTTCGCATACGGCACAGCCCATTAACAGCAAACGCGACCTGGGAAGATGGGCAAGACATTGGCGAAGCCATTGCCGGCAGCCAAACCGCAACCGTTTTGCCACTTTTGGCTGGCACGTACATGGCCAAAGCGGTGGACGAAGGTGGGCGATTTAGCACAAATGCTAAATATGCCGTAACAACGGTGCCTAACATTATCGACTTTAATGCCGTGGTTACAGCGACAGAAAACCCGTCATTTTCTGGTGCGAAAAACAATATGATCGTGGTTAATAACATTTTAAAACTTGAAGGTGCCCCGCGTTTTTTATTAACCGAGGCTAGTAATTTTTTGATTGCAGAAGATGGCAAAAAGTTAACGCGCGAAATTGGCGATGTCGGAGTAATTGAAAGCAGCGGGTCTTATTATTTTGCAAATTCGCTTGATTTAGGCTCAGTGTATACAAGCCGACTTACTGCCAAAATCAACTCTTCCGTGTCGCTTGTGTCAGATTTAATTGACTACAGAACAGCAAATATAGATACCTGGCAAAATTTCGATGGTGCATCCAGTGATGCAATTACGGCGATTTTAGAATTAAGAACCACGGCAAACAACCCCGCATCAAATCCAACATGGACAGATTGGGCACCGTTTTTAGTAGGCGATTATCACGCCAGGGCATACGAGTTTAGGGTGATGGTTACTAATACAGATTCAACTTTTAACATTAATATTACCACTCTAGCTGTAACGGTTGATATGCCCGACCGGGTGGAAAAAGCCAGCGATTTATCGGTGTCTGCAAGCAGTACAGCCGTATCATTTGGCAGCAATTTTAAAGCGGTTCCTGTGATTGGAGTTACCATGCAAGACGCTAACTCAGGGGATTACTTTAGGGTCACTAGCAAGGCTAGGACTGGCTTTACAGTTCAATGTTTTAACTCATCTAACGCAGGTATTGTCAGATCAATTAACTGGCAGGCCGTAGGATATGGAAAGGAAGCAGCATAATGGCACAGCATGATTATGATATAGCAAACGGGACCGGCGCAGCCGTCAGGACGGACATTAACAACGTCCTAGACGCGGTGGTTAGCCAAAACAGCGGAAGCAGCGCACCAAGCACCACTTATAGTTATCAACAGTGGGCAGATACTTCCGCAGGGCTGTTAAAGATTCGCAACGGCGCAAACAATGCCTGGGTGACGGTGGGCACATTAGATGCTGCAAACCTTGGCCTAGCCACACTAGCCAGCCCGACATTGACCGGCAACCCTAAATCAGTGACGCCAGCAACCGGAGACAATGATACTTCAATTGCGACAACGGCCTTTGTTAAAACATTAGTCGATTCGGCAGTTGCCGCAGCAACAAAAAGCCAGGCAGATATAAATGGCTTTGCATATCCAGTTGGCTCAATTTACACCTCTATTTTAGCAACCAACCCAGCAACATTATTGGCGATGGGGACATGGGTAGCTTTTGGCGCTGGTCGTGTATTAGCAGGGCGCGATGGTGGCGATACCTCAATGCAGACACCAGAACAGACAGGTGGTGCTAAGACTGATTCCCATACTCTTACTCTAAGTGAAATCCCTGCTCACCATCATGGGTACACAGGGGTAACTGGTACAGGAAACCCCGATGGTTCTATGGATTCGACATCAGTAGGTGCTGCTGGTTCATACCCAAGGGTAACGCAATTGCTAGATCAGGGCGGTGGACAGGCTCACACACACCATATTATGCAGCCGTATATTGTGGTTTATTTTTGGAAAAGGACAGCATAATGGCAGACGTAAAAATAAGCGAATTACCAGCACTGACCTCACCCGACGGTGCGGAAGAGTTAGTTGTTAATGATGGTGGCACGACTAAAAAAATCACCATAACCAACGCAACATCGGCTGCCTTACCCAAAGCGGGAGGCACGATGACAGGCGATACCCTGCATGGTGATGGGGTAAAAAGTAAATTTGGTACTGGTGGAGATTTGCAGATATTCCACGATGGCAGTAACTCATTTATTAATGAGGTGGGTACAGGCGATCTGACAATAAAAGCAAGTAACAATCTAAGAATACTTAGTGCTACTTCAGAGAATATGGCTGTTTTTGCAGCAGATGGTGCAGCTACAATTTACCACAACAACGCAGCCAAACTAGCCACCACAGCCACAGGCATAGACGTAACTGGCACTGTGACGGCTGATGGTTTGACTACGTCTGGTGACTTAGTAGTCAACACTACAGGCAACACTCCCGTTGTTTGGGTGAACACCACAGGTTCTGGTAAGTTATCTTCATGGAATAAGGGTGGAGCAGAGAAGGCATTTATAACCAATAACGGCGGCGCTTCATTTGGGTCTAACGTAGACGTGACGGGGAGTGTAACGGCTGATGGTTTGACGGTTGATGGTGCTACTATACTTGAGGCTGCATCAGGTCAGCTTAGGCTACAAGGCACAACCACAACTGCTAAAAACGTATCAATCCAATATAGTGAGTCGGGTGATTACGGGCAGATTAACTGCGACCAATCTGGAGTGAATCAAAAGGATCTATGGGTAACAGGTTTAAATCTAAAGTTTGGTCGTAGCACTGGCAGCGAGAGTATGCGCATAACCAGCTCTGGCAACGTAGGTATCAATAATAGCTCCCCTACTCAACGCTTAGAGATAAACGGAAATGCCCAGTTCAATATGTATGACAATACGGGAGGCAATGGAGGTTACTACACTACCAAAGGTCTACAGATTGGTA